TGGGGGTGTTCACATAGATGGCATACAAAACATCTCTCAGGCTACTGTTGGTAAGGTAGCAGTTATCTTTATTGCTGGTGGTACAGATAGAGTAGACTACACATTTGTCTGCACTATTACCACAAGCCAAGGGACGATACTTCAACGCAGTGTCATACTCCGCTGTAGGAGTGTATAATGCCAAAAGCAGGACTACAGAATAAAGTAAAAGAGCATAACGCTAAGTCTAAGCACAAGGTAACTACCGCTATGCTAGAGGCTGTTTATCGTCGTGGTGTAGGTGCATATAAGACAAACCCCGGAAGTGTAAGACCTAATGTAAAGTCTCCTGAACAGTGGGCTATGGCTAGGGTAAACAGCTTCCTTCGGATTGTATCAGGATCTAAGTCTCCTAAGCACGACAAAGACCTTTTACCAGCTTCACATGCTTCTAGTAGTAAGAAGTCTGACGAAGAAGTTACGAAAGCTGAGTATCAGGGCGAGAAAGTCACCTTAAACAAACCTCGTCGTATTAAAGGCGGTAATAAGAAGTTTGAAGTATTCGTACAAAGCGGAGGAAAGATCAAGCGTGTGGCTTTCGGAGACCCCAATATGGAGATACGGCGAGATGACCCGAAAGCTAGGGCCAACTTCCGTGCAAGGCATAACTGCGACTCAAAGAAGGACAAAACGACAGCAGGATACTGGTCTTGCAGAATGTGGGAGGGAGGAACCTCAGTGTCACAACTCACAAAACATAATATCGAAGGACAAATCCTTAAGGCAGATGACGAACAACGTCTCGTCTATGGGTGGGCCTCAGTCGTTACCGAAAAGGGCGAACCTGTGGTTGATCGCCAAGGCGATGTTATCGAACCAGAGACACTTGTAAAGGCCGTGAATAACTTCATGGAGAATATTCGTGTCGGTAAAGAAATGCACAAAGGGGATCAGATTGGGGCGGTTATCCACTCAATGCCTGTCACTAAAGAGATTGGTGAATCCCTTGGCATCCAGAGTGACCGAGAGGGTTGGATTGTAGCTTTTAAAGTCTACGATGATGACGTCTGGGCTAGGGTCAAATCTGGTGAACTTGCGGCCTTCTCAATAGGTGGTCGTGCAATCAAGGAATCTTATGATGCCTAATTTACTTAAACAACTTGAGTTAGATGAACTGTCCTTGGTTGATCGTCCAGCTAACAAACAAGCAATGGTCTCTCTTTATAAAAGGGACAACTCCGAGGGAGAAACTATGGAGAACGAAGTAGAAAAAATGTCTGATGACATGAAAGCCAAGCTGAAGCCTTACATGGACAAAGGTATGTCCGAGGATGAAGCTATGAAAATGTACAACATGGACATGAAGAAAGAGTACCAAGGTCCGTTGGACGAGGTAGACACCATTAAAGCTGAACTAGACCTAGCTAAAGCCGAGATTGATCGCCTTAGCAAGTCTCTGGAAGAAGCTGGTTACATCGTTAAAGCAGGGTCAATCGAGAAGTCGGTTGAACCTGAGTATGTGACTTACGGTGATGAACAAATCAACAAGGCTGATATTCCTGCGCCTATCCTTAAGGCACTAGAAGAAGCAGAAGTTGCTAAGGCAGATGCTATCCTAGTTAAACATGCAGAGGCCGAACTACCACACTTTGATCTTGAAGTAGCCAAATCTTTGGTTGCCAATTTCGGAGACGAAGAAACAATCATGCAAGCACTCAAAGCAGCCGACAAAGCCTTTGAAGGTAGTATGACTGAGCTGGGTAAATCTGACGTTGACGGAGAGTTCACCTCTGCGTCTGATAAGTTGGACGCCCTCGTAAAGTCCTACATGGACGAACATAAAATGAAGAAGAGTGAACATGCCTTGGCCTACGCTGCTGTAGCTAAGACCGATGAAGGCAAAGCTCTTATCACTAAATCCTATAAAGGGGAATAAAAATGGCTGTTACTCAATCACGAGACAACCGCACACTAATCGCTGCTGCTGATCTTAGCAGTTCACAATTTCTATTTGCTGCTATGGATGCTGCTGGTAAAGCCGCAGTTTGTGGTAACGGAGCCCAAGCTTTCGGTGTCATCGAAGTCGGTGGAACCGCCGCTGCTGCATCAACCATTACCGTATCTGGTAAAGTCATGGTCAAATGTGGTGGCACAGTCACTATTGGTGATGACGTGTCTTCGGACGCTGCTGGTAAAGCTGTCAACTCAGCTTCTGGCGATATTATCTTGGGCCGTGCCTACGAAGCTGGTGTAAATAACCAGTTGATCGCCATCGAGCTAATCTCCACTGGCAACGCACACGCTTAATAGCATAGAATAAGGAAACTAAATTATGCCACTATTGACACCATCACAGGTGCATATCGACCGCCCGTTGTCTAATCTGACACTGGCTTATGCACAATCACAAAACAACTTTATCGCTGATAAGGTATTTCCCACGGTAGGGGTAGCTCGTCAGTCTGACAAGTACTACATCTACGACCGTGCCAACATGAACCGCACTGGTGACGTAAAGAAACTTGCGCCACGCACTGAGGTTAACCGTATCGGTATGGCTATCTCCAACAGCAGCTACTTTGCTGATGTGTATGGCCTTGGTATGGACTTCGACGAGCAGACTATTGCTAACGAAGACGAAGTACTACAAATCCGTCAAGCGGGTGCGGAGACTCTGGCTATGCGCCTGATGATCCACCGTGAGGAGCAGTTTGCTTCGACATTCTTCGCTAATGGTGTCTGGACAACTAGCGTGTCTGGTGCAGCTTCTGGTGCAGGTACTCCTGTCTACTGGAACGACTACACTAACTCGACACCTATCCAGAACGTCACAGATGCTCGTCGCACTATGCAACTTACCTCTGGCGGCTATAAGCCAAACACTATGGTTGTTGGTAAAGAAGTTCGTGACATTCTGATCAACCACCCAGACATTCTGGCTCGCCTCAACGGTGGCTCGACTGTCAGCAACCCTGCACTGATCACAGATGCTAAGTTGGCTGAAATCTTTGAAGTAGAGAACCTCTACATCATGGAAGCAGTAAGAAATACTGCTGTAGAGGGTGCTGCTGAGTCTACTGCCTTTATCGGTGGTAAACATGCTATGTTGTGTCACACACCATCAAATGCAGGTCTTATGACCCCTGCTGCTGGTATGACCTTTGCATGGAACTCAATTCCTGGAGCAAACAATCTGGGTATTACTGTTGAGTCTTTCTCTGATGATGCACTCAAGCGTCAACAGGTTGCAGAGCACATTCAAGTTAAAATGTCTTACGACATGAAAGTAGTTGGCCCAGACTTGGGTTACTTCTTCAACGGTATCGTTCAATAATAGTTGAACTGGTGGGATGCTTTAGGGTGTCCCACCCACATAGGAGACCCCGACATGATTAGACAAGAAGACTTCCCATTTCAGGTAGATCGCCCTACGTTTGTAAGAGTGCCCTTTACCGCTAACGGTAGGCAATGGGCTGCTGGTGATCACTTTCCTTGGAAAGAACTTAGCATAGACGATAACAAAGTCCGTATCCTCTACAATCAGAGAACATTATTTCATAACTCAGCTAAAGAAGTTGGCATGAGGGTTGGAGATGGCCTTGAAGCTTTAGACATAGATGGACTTAATGCCCTCGTTGACAGTATTAATGAAAAGGTGAAAGCCGCTGTACCAACAACAAGAGAGTATGACAAAAAGCGTTGTAAGAAGTCTAGGGTACTAGATAAGCAACGAGGTATGATCCGTAGTTGGAGGCGTAACTACGGCGAGTTGGAGAACGGTTAATGGCTTGGACGTATGATCCTACTACCCTTGGAACAGCTACTGCTGCTGAGAGGTTAAACAGTGTTAGGTTGTTGTCTGGGGATACAGACACTAATGACCGGCAGCTTGAGAATGAGGAGATTAACTTTAGTCTCACTCAGACGGGCAACAATGTTTACTACTCTGCCGCTTGGGTAGCTAGGGCCATATCGTCTAAATACTCACGACTGGTTGACACAGAGCTTGATGGTGTATTAACTTCTAAGTACTCTACTCTAGCAAGCCAGTATATGACCTTAGCAGATACCCTTGAGTATCAAGGTAAGACTGCTGGTGCTGTCATAGGTATCAAAGCCGGTGGTATTAGTGTAACTGCTGTTAAGGCTGTTCGTGATAACACTGACAGAATAGAGCCCAGCTTTAGAAGAGACAGGTTTAAGAACCCTGCAAGTTATAACGAATCCGACTCTTACGGCTACAACAGTTAGGGCTGAGTAATGTTTAGGTCTGGTGACTTATATAGACTTGTAAGCGAACACGGACAGTCTTTGACTCTGCGTAAGGTTACTACAGATGGTACTTATGACCCTGCTACTGGTAGTAGGTCAGGGGAGGCTACAACAGATTATTCTATACTAGGTTACTTCTACAACTATGCACTAGGGATAGCTGGAAACACTGATGAAATCGTAAGAGGGTCTCGTAAGCTTCTTATCTCTGCTCAAGGGTTAGCTATAACCCCTGATGATGAGGACCTAGTTATAGGTAACGGCGACACTGTAAAGGTACTTTCTGTGACTACTATCTTCTCTGCTGGTATTCCTATCTGTCATTTGTGTACTGTGCAGGAGTAATCATGACTGTAAAACTAGAAGGTACGTTTGAAGAAGTTATAGACAAGATGGAGACCCTACCTTCAAAGGTAGTTTACGATCTTCTTTCTGAGTCTGTAGACTTCTTAATTAACAAGTCTCCTGTAGATACAGGTGCCTATATTGAGTCCCACGCACTTAGTTCTGGCGGATCAAAGACTCGTAGCGTAAGTCCTAGAGGCAGAAAGAAAGGTACTGGTAACAGGTCTAAGGCTAAAGAGCAGCTTAAGGGCGACTTAGCAGAGCTAGATTTTTCTCAGAATACCTTTGTTTTCAACAACAATGCTAAACATGCTTGGGTAGTTGAAAATAACCCTAGAGGAACTGTAAAAAGCCCTCACATTTATACCCAGTTACAAAACTACATAGGTATTGGGAAAGTGGAGGTAAAGGACTCAAATGGCTAGTATACATAAAACCATCAGAGCTGCACTAGAAAGCCGACTAGCCACCCTAGCCAATGCTAATTCTTTTTCTGTAGCTTACGAGAATGTTTCCTTCAACCCTATCACCGGCACCTCTTTTGTTCAGTGTGAGTTTATCCCCACGCAGCGTGTAAGAGCAGCAAGAGGTCCAAACGCTCAGATACTTTATAGGGGCATCTTCCATATAAACGTACATGCACCAGAGAACGCTGGACCCGCCGCAGCAGAAACCCTAGCTGAACTAATAATTGACAACTTTGAGTCAAACACTGACGTCTCTTACACAAGTGGCGGAACAACAACCATCGTGTCTATAGATTATACTGAAAGGGCTCAGGGCCTATTAGACACACCTTGGTACTACATACCGATCACAATCGGCTGGTACATTTATAATTAGGAGAATAACACATGCCTACCTTCGCACAGGGTTCACGGTCTAGCCTAAGCTACATTACTGAATCCACGTTCGGGACTACCCCTTCTGGTAACTTCCAGAACATCCCATTCACTTCACACGGACTTAACTTAACTAAAGATTTAGTTGCGGGTACAGACATTCAAGCTGACCGTATGCCTCGCCATGAGCGTCATGGTAACAAACAATCCGCTGGTGACATTGTATGTGACCTTCGTAAAGGTGACTTCGACCCTTTCCTTGAGTCAGTGATGCTT